ACTTTCAGCCTTTGCTGAATGATCTTCCCCAGGACCTTCACGAGAAAGTACTTCCCCACTTACAACAGTGGGATAAGGGTGTAAACGAGAGGTTCGAAAAGTTACAGTCGGAATATGCACCATATAAGCCTATCTTATCTTCCGGTGTTACGCCGGATATGGTGCAAAATGGCTTGAATCTGATGAACTTGTTAGACACTAACCCTGAAGGTCTTTGGAGAGCCTTACAGGAAAACTACAAGTTTGGTCAGCAGCAAGAGCCAGCAGGTACCGGCCAGGGACAACAGACTCCTCCTGTAAATGAACCGGACCCGTTAGATCTGCGATTTAAGCAGATGGAGCAGAACTTCACTACTGTTGCAGAGCATGTTTTAGCAATGCGGCAGCAGGAAGAGAATGCCCGGCAAGATGCAGCAGTTGCCAAAGAGTTTGAAGATGCACATAAGAAGATTGGCCAATTTGACGATACGTGGGTGCAGGCTTATTGCTATGCACATCCGCGGAAGAGTGTCGAAGAAGTTGGCCGTATGTATCAGCAATGGCACGCTGCGGAGATGGCCAAGTATGGAGCTAGGCCAATTATCACGGGCGCTTCTGGTGGTGGGGTTCCGGGACATAATGTAGATGTGACTAAGCTCTCCGGTAAGGATACCAGAGCTTTAGTTGCAGATATGATTAGACAAGGTAAAGCTAACCAAGCTTAGGAGTTAGATCATGGCTGGTGCCGCAACCACGATGACCGTGGTGGATGGTGTACTTAAGGAAGTTTATGAGTCTCGCATTAGAGACCAGCTCAACAATGAGGCTATCACTCTGCGTCGAATTGAGAAGACCAGTGAAGGTGTCTCTCACGATGTTGGTGGTAAATATGTAGCGTTCCCTATTAGAACTCGTCGTAACCACGGTGTCGGTGCTCGTAACGAGAATGAGGCTCTTCCTGACCCTCGTTCGCAGGTTTACAAGGCAGCTCGTATTAACCTTGCTTATCTGTACGGTGCCCTGTCGTTAACCGGTCAGACGATGGAGCTTGCCGACACTAATACTCAGGCTTTCGTGTCCGTTATGGATGCGGAAATTGAGGGCCTTAAGCAGACTCTTGTCAAGGACACTAACCGTCAGATGTACGGTAGCTCCGATGGTGCTCTTGCTACGGCTACTGCGGATGGTGCCAACACATTTACTGTGGCTTCTGTACAGTATCTTGAGGTTGGCATGGTTATTGACGTCTGGGACCCGACCTTTGTTACTCCCAGAATCCAGAACCGTAACATTACTGCTATCTCCGGTCTGACTGTTACGTATGATGGTGCAGATGGTACTATTTCTAATAACGATATTGTTACTCGTACTGCATCCCAGCAGCGTGAGAAGATTGGCTTCAAGCAGATTATTGCTGCTTCTGGTCAGCTCTACAACATTAACCCAGCTTCAGAGCCTGTGTGGGCTTCTACTGTTGATGCTAACGGTGGAATTAACCGGCCTCTTTCTGAAGGTCTGATGATTAAGGTTGTAGACGCTGTTAGAACTGCCGGCGGTGGAGTTCCTACTGTCATCTTTACTAGCCTTGGTGTCCGGAGAGCTTATTTCCAGCTTCTCTCTCAGCAGCGTCGCTACAACGACACCACTACCTTTGCTGGTGGATTCAAGGGTCTGAAGTTTGAGACTGACGCCGGAGATATTCCTATGATCTCCGACTATGATGCTCCTCCTAACAAGGCGTGGTTTGTTAACGAGAAGCAGATTAAGCTGTACGAGGAGAAGGACTGGTCCTTTATGAACAGGGATGGTTCTAACTGGCAGCGAGTTATTCAGTCTTCGGGTAACTATGATGCGTATGGTGCCTACCTTTACAAGTACTGCCAGGTCGGTACCCATCAGCGTAACTCTCACGCTCTGCTTACGGATGTTTCGGAGGCTAGCTGATCATGGCTATTGTTGATGGAATGAGAACTCATGATGAGGGATTAGGTGTCGATAGAAAGTATCGTATGCCTGATCTCCTCAATGAGGAAGAGATGAAGATTTACTTTGCTGGTACTTATGGTGTCGGCATTGAAATTGTCGAGCTTTCTGATGAGATGCGTGAGAAGGCTACGGGTGTTGGAACTCTTGCTGCCCCCTCTGTCGTAGGAGATCGTGACCGAGAGATTTTCTTGCTTCGTAAGAAGCTCGGTCTTGATGATAATGATGATGAGGATACTGTCAAGGAACTTCACAGTCGAGTTATGACTCGTAGTGAGTTCGCAGACAAGTACGGTAAGCAGCCTGAGGTTAGGGCTCCTGAAGAGGCTGAAAAGCTTGAAGAGGAGCAGGAAGCCGAGCGTACCGGAGAGTCTGATGATCCTAATCGGTCTGAAAAGATAGAAGAGGATAAGCCTTCGGTGACGACTAAGACTTCTCCTGCTGAGAAGCTGAATCTCCTAACTAAGGATCAGGATAAGAAGTAAGAGGCAGGCGAGTAGGGGGCTTCGGCCCCCTCTCTATTGGAGGTATCAATGGCTAATAGCCTTAATGATAGTATGAAGGCATTCTTTGATGCCTCTATTCCATTAGCTTCTGGCGGTACCGGGACTGGTGGACTTGTCGTAGATAGTAAGGATTCAGCTAAATATCAGTCTGTTAGTAATTATAATACAGTTACTGCTCCGGCAGCGAACGCTGCTATTGCTACTATTGCATCAGGCAGTTTACCTGCTGGCTATTACAGAATTAATGCTGAAGTTAGTATTGATGCAGGAGTTCCAGCAGCGGCGGAGCGAGACAATATGGAACTTAGAGCCGGTGCAGCTGTTCTTAAGCGTTTTATAGTTAATCCTGTTGCTAGCCCAAGTCCTGGCATTATAGAGTTCTATAGGACATTGGATGGTTCTACGGCTCTTACTGTCAATGCTAACGGTGCGGCGACAGCTTCTGTCGTATACCGTGCTTCTATTACAGCTACTAGGGTATCCTAATGCCTACCCCTTTTGTTCCTACTGATGACGGTAGATGGGTAAATGCTGACTTCGAACGGCTAGCTAGGAACATTCAGGACTATGATCCTAATCTTCAACTTTGTTGGATACCTCCGGAGAATAGGACCAGGGAAGATAAGGCCCCCTATGCTGTCGTAGATATTAAAGCTCAGGCTGTAGTGTTACATGCTAGTGAGTTGGATACTCCTGCTGACATTCTTACTAGAATCTATCTAGCTGATAGTAAGAATGGTAATGTTCTTGATCAGATTGAAGCTCACAACTTAGCTGTTGCAAATCTTCAGCAGCAAGAGTGGAATGATGAGAGAGAGGATATGATGGATCAGGCAAAGTTCCTGATTAAATCTCCTCTCAATACTGTTAGATTTAATGGTAAGAAGCTGGATCATCTCAGGCGGCCTGTCCTATGAGCACATTAACCGTTGCTAAGATTAAGAGTCGAGTCAAGCGTAAGTTTGGTGATGAAGCTGGCGTCCAGATCACAGACTCCGATATCGTAGACTGGATTAATGATGCTCAGCGTAAGATAGCCAGCCGGAACGATTCTATATTAGAAAAGACAGCTACTACCAGCAGTGTATCAGGTCAACAGGAGTATACTTTTCCTACTGATATGCTGAAGTTTAAATCAATGAGCTATAAAGGCTCAGGTAACGTGTCGTATCAGATTATGCAAGGTATGACACTGAATGAATTTAACTTGTACATTGATGGCTGGGATGCTAACACGAGCGCACTAGGAGTTCCTGCTGTTTATGCTATTCATGCTGGAAAGTTTCTAGTCTATCCGATCCCTCAGGACTCTATATCTAATGCATTTAAGATCTACTACTGTCGTAAACCTATCGAAGTAGCTGTTGATGGAGATACTCCGGATTTGCCAGAAGATTATCATAGCATTGTCGTAGATTTAGTTCTTAAAGACGCTTATGAAATGGATGAGGACTGGCAAGCAGCAGCGGCTAAATCTTCTGAGACTAATGAGAATATTGACAGACTTAAAGATTCTGATGAGTGGACTAAGCGAGACACTTATCCATTTATTACTGTGAGACCAGAGGATCTATGATATGAATTCTAATTGGACTAAAGAGAACATAGCATGGGTTTCTGGTCTATTTGAAGGAGAAGGTACAGTAGGAGCATATACTAGAAAATCTAAAGAATATTTACATAGTAATGGTAGATGGTATAAACATAAAGAAGTATGTAAAATAGCTGTTCGAATTGGGATGACTGATGTTGATGTACTGTTAGAGGCAGCAGATATATTAAATCTCGGAGAAGTATATGGTCCTTACAAAGTAACAGGAGGTGGACACCTTTATATGAAAGGTAAAGAATATAAAAATAGATATAATCTTGAAATTTTTACATTTGAAAAAGTGCAACAAGCTATGATTTTAATGTGGCCCTGGTTATCACGCAGGCGTAGGCTTCAATTCGAAGAAGCAGTTGTTAAATATTTAGACTATAGTGGAAGGAGCTGACTTAAGTTGGGTGGTGAAGCCATTAGACTTGGCCCGTTTCACCGGTGGTCTTAATACAACCAGCGACCCTAGTACTATTGCTGACGTCGAATTAGCGGAGTGTGTAAATTTTGAGCAGGACTTAGATGGTAGTTTGAAGTCCCGGCCTCCTCTTAAAGAAATCTTTGGGCACCAGAACTTTACTAACCGAGTACTATTCTTGTGCGAAGCTGTTTTCGGTACAGACCATTATCTGATTTGTAGTACTTCGACAGGAATTTACTACTTTATCAATGGAGCCTTTACTTTAATTACAGCTACTTTTGAAGCCGGCGCTGCCGTCCAGTATGCAGATAAGGTCTATCTAGTCCCTAAGCCTGGCTCTGGATCAGGTGGAAAGTGGGACCCATCAGGTGGCTTCGTAGCGGTCGCAGCGATTCCTAAGGGGCAAGCTGCTGTCGTACACAAAGAGCGTCTGTATGTCTGCCCTGGTATTAAATCTACAGTTGATACTAGCCGTCTGAAGTTTTCAGATGCAGCTAACTTAGATTCTTGGCCTGGTGCTAACTTTATTGATATTCGACAGGGAGATGGAAATAAGCTAGTAGATCTGACTGTCTACCAGGACAACTTACTTCTCTTTAAAGAGCAGTCTACTCATATGCTTGCATATGATGCTAATCCTGCTGATGCATTCTTGCGTCCTATCTCTGACCATATCGGAGTTAATCAGCAGTGGAATGTTGTAAACTATGAGAACCAGGTCTATATATTTAGCGGAGGCTGGGTCTATGAAATTACTAACTTAGACTTTACTCGTATCAATGTCAAGATTCCTTTTATTAGAGATGAGACGACACCTTCAGCATTCTCAGATGAGTTTATCTTCCTGTCGTTGTTAGAAGATAGGCTGATCTGTCGATACTACAGGAAAATTTATGTCTATGGACTTAGGACTAGATCTTGGTCTGAGTGGGACTCTGACATAAATGAGCTACACTTCTTTGGCCCTATTATTACAGTACGACCTTTATCAGGTAATGAGTATTATGCCGGTAGCTGCTTGCAAGCTAACACGACAGTAATCAAGTTGTTAGACAAGCAGAATGCTACGGATACAGAGCGGTCATTCAGTACGACTGCTATTATGACTGATACCTACAGTAGAGTCACTTCTAATGGTCTAGGTGTAGCCGACACTGGGCAGACTTACACTAACTCTGGCGGTGCTGTATCTGACTACTCTACGACAGGTACCAAGGGGCAGCATAATCTAACCACAGTAAACGTAGCAAGGCTATCTACTGTAAATAGTATCAGTGTAGCAAACTTCGACGTTATGTTGACTTTCTCTACAAATAAATTAGCTGTTGGTGGAACTCAGAACTTTGAGCTTAAAGCTCGTGTTATTGATGCTAACAACTACCTGTACATAAGTGGGTCATTTACCACTACTCAAACGGTCACATATAGTTTAATTAAGGTAGTTGCAGGAGTAAGTACCAGTATTTCATCTGGTACTGTCGCAGGACTAGTCCATGCAGCTAATAAAGATTTTACTGTTAGATTTAAGGGTACCGGAGGGATTCTACAGCTTAAAATCTGGGAAACTCTGTCGGGGCAGCCAGCAGGGTGGACAGTATCTACATTTGACAGTGCAATTACAGCTGCTGGTGGAGCCTCTTTTGCTACTTCCCTAGGTGTAGGATCATCGAACGCACCTGTCGTAGCTAGCTTTGACAATTTATCAATAATCAATACAGAATTGACTACTAGTAGTATTACTTGCTTCATTAAGACAAAGAACTACGACATGGCTAGCTCTCATCAGTTTAAGAGACTGTGGTGGTGGGGACTGGATTGCATCACTAACAATGTAGTAGTAGGTACCGCCTCTCCTATTACTAGCAGTTTTGTTGTTACATGGGATCAGCTGCAAGCAAGCTACAACTGGGATCAGCTAAATACCTGGGATCAGCCACTTACTGCCCCTACTGTCGTAACGACTACTCGTCCTACTGGCATGGGTGTATTACGACAGTTTATTAAATTTGATAAGGGGCTTAGGTATAGACAGATTAGCTTTACAGTAACTCTTACAACAGTAGGCAGTACTGCTGATGGGCCAGCTAAGATTTTTACAATGACAATTATGACTAGACCTTCTCAGGTTGTATCGAAGGCGGTGTCGTAGATGGCAACTGGCACCAATCAAGCTATGCCTTATTTAGTAGGAAATAAAGTCTATGGATCAGGTAGAAGTTTTCCTACTTCTGGACCTGTCGATAGACTAGGGTATATAGAACGAGACGCAAAGGCTAGAGCGAGGCAGTCAGTAATGCTTCGTAGGATGAAAGCAAACGCAAAAGCTAATTACATGTCGTCGGATATGCTTAGGGGT